GTTCTGTGAAAAATGTTAGTGTTTTAAGTATTAAACATTCATTATATACTGATTTTGGTATTGGATATGACATTCCACCAACATTTGACTTATCTACGATTGGTAATGGTAAAGCGGTTATAAATGTTAAAACCGGACCGTTATGTGTGAGAGAAGGATATTTTAGTAATCGCAAAGGGTATCCGTCAGCAGATGATAAAATTCATGATGGGTTGTTGTGGCAAGATTATTCTTATGTATTGAGGTGTGGTGTTGTAATTGATAAATGGCGTGATGTTGTTAAACAAATACTTCATCCTGCAGGAATGATGATGTTTGGTGAATTTGTTTTGGAGGCGGAAGTTGTAGATAGAAAGGATATTACAATAGCGTCAAGTGCCATATTATATGAAATTATTAAAAATGTAGAATTGACAGTTGATAATATGGATGCTGCTGGGAAATGGACTAGAAACATAACACTTAACAGTAGTACTAATTTATTAGAAATGTCAGATGAATTAATTGATATTAATGATGTATTGGGAGCAGCACATCACGACATTATGTATTATGATAATTTACAATTTGGTGATGAACCAATGACAGGGGTTCAGGATACTACACAATATTTAGAAAGTGACACATCACATGTACACGTTGATGCTAATAGTGGTGTAGTATTAACCGATCATGTTGGTGGTGTTATAAACATGTTGTCAACTGTTGATTCTGGCGGTGGTAGGTATGGGTTGTATAAAGATATTAACCTTTCTGACGTTGGACAAACCCCAGTTGTTGATAGTGACCCTTGGTCATCAATAACTTTCGTTGCCCTCAACAACAAAGACATGTTTGAAAAATCCATGTTGTCTTATTTTGAAAATGACAGCATTATCGGGTCGTATTTTGTTATTTATAAACGACGAGACGTATTTAAATATTATGATAGCAGTTATAATTGGGGCAGGTTCCAAGTTCTCTCTGTGAAGTTTATGGGGGGGTATGTTATTCTGGGTGTGGATTATGTTATATCTATGGGAGAAATACCAGATGGGGAAGGTCCGCGGGATGGTATTGTTTCTGAGATTAAGTCAGATTATCCGAATGTTGTAGAGATACGATGGGATAGTATCTCTAGGGGTAACGTGGAGTCGCAATCAAATAATTGGGTAGGTTCTGTCGCGAACGGTGGTGATGCGAGGGATGATAAGTTTGTGATAAGGTTGAATAAGAGGTTGCATCAAATACCAACATTAGGAGTATCTACTAAGTCTCTAGAGAGGACGAAGTTCAGATTTAGATCTGGTACTGAGTATAAACAACTCATGAAATATAGATATACTAATGTTGATGAAGTGTTAGTGTCACCGTATACTAATTATAAAGTTAGTGGTGTCATAGATGGGACGACACCTAGACAATATACATACAATAAGACAAATGTTATTAAATCCATAGTTGATATATCTGATAGATTTATAGATGAGACGTTGTGGACTTATTATAATTTAAAACAATTTAATTATAAATATGATACAGTAGATATTAGTGAACTGGTACACGATATTGCACTTGAAATATCAACTGATATAGTTCATAATCCACCAAGAATTAAGAAACTTAAAAATTTCTTGATGTCAGAAGTTAATGGAGTTGCTAGGTGGGATATTGATAATGACGGTGAGACTACAATAAAAGATGTCATGAAGGTTTTGCGACATGGTGTTGATATAGAAAAATATCCAGTTATTGTAGAGAATATAATAACTCCTATGATGAGAATTGAGGAATTCAACCATTATTTCAATAAGAATTTAGGTATAACTGATTATGGTGACCATATCTGGCCATCGTCTACTATAGAGATAATAGAATCTTTATATGAACGTAATTATCATGCGGTATTAGATTCAGAGATAGATATATTGCCTAAAATATTGATTGTAACAGAAGAAGATACGGATACTAAATATAATAAGATATCTGGTATGACATATAAATCAATAGAACGTATGAAATTTTACAATACACCACAGTGGTTTAAGGATAATGATTTTTTAAACTATAAGATAAATGATATAACTAATTATAGTCATGAGAGAGTGAATGTTGGACATGAATCAATAATGACAATATATACCAAAGATACCATCCCACGGTCTACTTGGAATGTCAATGATTTAAATATGATAAAAGAACTAAGAGATTAAATTAAAATACGAATATAAAGGAATAATTATGTCGGCGATTATAACAAATAAATTAAGAATATTTAATGCACAACAATTTATAGAATCTATAAAATTGAATGCTCCTCAATGGAGATCTGCCACCACCTATAGCAGTGGTGATACAGTATTACATCAGAAACGACTTTATATTGCAATAGATGATATTCCAGTGGATATTGCACCTACACATGCAACAGGAGTTACAAATAATTGGTTATATTATACACAATCACACTATAATAATATTTATTTAGGAGTAGGTAAGTCTTCACAATGGTGGGATGATGCCAACCCCCCAACCCCAGATGATTCGGTTTCTGGTTCGTTTGATATACTATCTAATTTAACATCTATAAAACGTGTTAACCCTGACAGTATAACATTATCTGCCCCAAGGATAGATTGGACATCTGGTATTGTATATGAAATGTATGATAATACTAGAAGTGAATCTATTATTCCTAATGGATATGTGTTGGTTGGTACTGATAATCAATATTCTGTATATAAGTGTCTTAATAATTCTAAGTGGAATGGGACAACCGGTGTCACTAAAGTGCCGTCAACCATATCCCCTAGTGGGTCTTTGGTAGGTGAACCATTTGAAACTGCGGATGGTTACGTTTGGAAATATATGTATTCTATCTTTATGTTAGATGCTATTCAATTTTTAACAAAAGATTATATGCCTGTTAAATTTATATCATCAGATCCTGGTTCAATAAATACGGCAGATTATACACAGTGGCAAATAAAAGAAAATGCACAGTCATCTTTAAATTCTGGACGAATTGATTGGGTTAGAGTATTACCAGATGACGGTAGTGACCCTGATGTATTAGATACAACACAATCTAGTGGGCATGGATATAATGACAATATAATAGTGACAACCCTAACTTCTTCAATTCTTTCCTCATTAAATACTGGTAGTGGTTCATTACCAGCAAGTGTCGTTGACGGGGTTGATTTTACTGGATATTCTATATATATTCAAACCACCTCTGCTGTTGATTCAGGGGCATTTAGAGTATTACATACTACTAATGCTGGTATTGATAATGTAGTGAGTGGTGGGAATCTCACATGGAGTGTAGAAACACCGTTCACGTTTACAACTGCGGAGTTGGGAACTATACAGACGATAATTATAGCACCTTCTGTTATTGTAACCGGTGATGGAACTGGATTTTCTGGATACGCACGTATTACTGCTAATGAAGTTGATAGGGTGGTAATATTAAATAAAGGTATTGACTATACTTATGGTGATGGTAATGTCTCATTAGGGGCAGGTAATGTCACTGAGAATGCTCTAGGGTTTGTTGGGTGCAAAGTTAGACCAATCATATCACCTCTACACGGACACGGGTTTAATGCGGTCGAAGAGTTGGGGGCATATTATGGTATGATTTCTTTAAAACTAGAGTATGATGAACAGGCAACGTTAGAGGACGATTTAAATGTTTCTAAAACTATTCCATTTTTCCCCGTATCTGGTAATGAGTCAGTGTTTAGACAGGTTAGTATTATAAGTGACCCTATAAATTCTTATAATAATATGATTGCACAAAATGAAATGTATAGAGGACCAAATCATCCTAATTATGAAACTACTAATGAGAAGTCATTTGACGTAAAACGTGGACGAGGTAAAGTATTATATATTGAGAATAGACAGCCGGTGTCACGTGCTATAGATCAAATAGAAGATATAAAAGTTGTATTTGAATTCTAATAAATATTAACTTAATACATAGATAACAATGAGAATCAAATTATGACTATAAATTTAAATACTACTCCATATCATGATGATTTTGATAATGATAAAGGTTTTTTGAAAATATTATTTAAACCTGGATATAGTGTGCAGGCTAGGGAATTGACACAGATACAGTCGATTTTACAAAAACAAATTTCAAATTTATCCGATTCGTTTTATAAAAATGGGGCAATGGTAGTTCCAGGTGGAACCTCTATGGATATTGGAATCACGTATATAAAAGTAATTAGGTCTGTTGGATCATCATATAATGCGGTGTCGGATTTTGTTGGTAGAGATATTATAAGTACAATAGGTATTTTGGCCACGGTTGTTCATGTAGAATCATCAATTTTGGATGATGATAATATGACTGATACACTTTTTATAAAATACAGAACAGGTTCTAATAACGATTCTGGTGATGTGTCATATTCTATAGGGGATATATTAAATACGGTTGATGGTTTTGTTTTAGATGATGATGGAAGACCAACAACAATACCATTATCGGCATACCAGTGTGAAATACCTATTGACATAGCATCACACGCCCCATCTATTGGGTTGGGGTCTATTGCACATATAGATAATGGTATTTATTATATTGACGGCAATTTAGTAAATGTTTTTAGCCAGTCTATATCGTTGGATAGATATTCAGATAAACCATCATATAAGATTGGGTTGTTTTTACAGGAAGAAATAGTATCAGTATATGACGATAGTTCGTTATTTGATAATGCACAGGGGTCAACTAATTATAATTCTCCAGGTGCTGATAGATATAAAGTGAATTTATTATTTACAACAATACCTTATGATGAGAATTTAACAGAGAATTTTATTCAGTTGTTGGGAGTTAAAAATGGAGTTGAAGAGTTAATAGATCGTGACAACGGTATGTTTAATTGGATGGAAATATTAGCTAGACGTACATATGACGAATCTGGTCATTATACGGTATCACCATTTGGATTGGATGTTAGAGAATATTTTAATAAAAATACTAATAGAGGTGTTATTAATATTGATTCTTTAAAATTCATTGACCCATTATTGGCAGAAAAGTTTGTAATTGATAATTTTATTAATACTAAATTATTTGATGGTATTAATGATGTACCGTTAATTCATAATGTATCATTACAGGATAAAAATAATTATCCTGATCAAAACTTAGAAATTGATAATACAATATTTTATCCAGGTAAAACTCATGACGATATGATGGATGTTTTTGATGATCATTTATCACTTGGTATTGAGAGAGGGAATGCTTATGTTTTTGGGTGGAATATTAGAAGTAGGAATACAAAGTATATACCATATAAAAAGGCATTAGACAGTGTACAACGGAATAATGAATATATTAATACTGGACTTGGATCTTTCATATATATATCGGATATATCTGGCGTACCTGAAGTGGGAACTAGAGTTAATTTTTATAATACTCCAATACTTGATAAAGGTTGCCAATTTTATGTAACCAAACCCGATTTCGATATCAATAACGCAATCATAAATATATTACATACTGATACTAGAATTCATAGTGATTCTTTATGGGGCACTAGTGTATATAATATTCAAAATACAACTGAGAATACTTTAGGGGTGCGTGTAGTTGCAACTGCAAGAGTTAAAGGATTTGAATATTTATCGAGTAGTGGTAGTATTGCTAATGGATTATCTCATTCTAGAACTAGGCCAACTACATCCGATGAGAGAAGTGCCATATTTAAATTATTTATTTCTGATATTGAATATGACTCAGATATTTCTGGTAATAAGTATACTAGTGAACATATTAGGTCAGTATCTTCTAGACCTTCTATAAATGGTACATGGACATTTAGTGCATCAACATTAGTATCTTATAATATTGTTAGTAATGGTGTTGGGTCTATTGATGTTGAAAATAAAGCCATAGCGTATAAGAAGTTTGGTCTTAATAATAAAACGGTTGGAAATGTTTATTATTCAGATTCTGGTAATATTATTATCAAACATTTGGGTAGTTCTGAATATAGTTCAGGAGATACAGTTAATACTAATATGTTTAATGTTGGTGATAATATTGGTTCAAGTGAATATATTAGTTCTGGTGGTGATTGGGTGGGTAATTCGGGGACTATATCAGATCTTATAAAACGTGATACTGGTGGAATAATAACATCTAAATCAATTATAGATATATCTGGTTCTGGTTCATTAATACCATTAGAGAGTTCTTATATAAAAACTGTAAGACATGTTGATGAAGTTACTGGTAGTGTTTCCATTGATACTTCATATAAATTTCTTAGATTATATTCAGATACATCAGTTGCAAATGGTTCTATCACTTTAACTTTAAGTGATAACTCTTTTGAAAAATTCATGGCATTTGATGAACGTTATTATTTTTCATATACCAATAGCAGTACCGGACTTTTGGGAGTAGTTCATAAAATAACGTCATCGATGGTAACATTTTCTAATAATTATAGAACTGTGATTATATCCAACCCGACAGATTGGACTGATTCGACAATTGATATATATATTCCTATAGTGAAAACGGAAGCGGTAGAGAAACTTAAACGGAAGGTTTATAATGTTATTGAGTTACCATATTCATTGGTTGATAATACGGGTGATGGCATAGACGGGTTTTCTGTAGCGAGTGCTGGCAATGATATTTCTGCTGCAATATCCGCATCGTTTAATCTTGATATGATTAAAACGAATTCAACAACTTATACTACGAGCTCTGGTATTATGTATGATGCTGTGTCACCGGTTGAGTATCGTGGTGAATATACTATGAAAAAGGTACAATTAGGACGTTCTGATATATGTGAGGTGGATAGAATATATGATACTGTAAATATTGATACTCTTGTATATAGAATAAGCTTAGATAATGAGACTGAATTAATTAATAGTATGTCTGTTGAACAATTACAGTATGCTTCTGATGCTTTTAATTATTTTGAAAAAACTGGACTTAACCCGTGGGCATATAGTCCTAACGCTAGTGGTGAATTATCTCCATTTTATGAAGAAATGGAAGAACGTTTTTCGGCAAATGGATCTATGGATTGGACAGATGACAGTACCCCCCCATTACCATTATATGATATTACAGATTCTTATGATTTAGATGATGGACAACGGAATGAAGTTATTAATTTGGGATATTTAAATGTAAAACGTGGTTATGACCCCTGTATTGGTAGAATGATAGTTGTGTATTCTTTTTTTGAACATAGTTCTGGGTCATTTGCAATAGTTAACTCGTATACTAATGTCGAATATGATGATGTTCCGACTTATAGAAAACAGAAATTGTCTTCATATTTTGATTTTAGACCCGCGGCAACGGCTGGAAAAATCACGAATAGAGTATTGTTAAGTAATGATATATCTACACAAAAGGTAGATTATCCATTAAATAATTCTGATATAATAACAGATTATAGAGTATATTTACCAAGAAGGGATTTATTATATTTAACTAAAAATGGATTTTTTAAAGTTGCTTATGGAATATCTGCAATAGATCCATTGTTACCAGAAACGCCAGATGATGGTATGGTTTTATATGAATTACTTGCCTTACCGTTTACATCGTCAAGTCGTGATGTTATTAAAACAATGATTGATAATAGACGATATACTATGCGTGACATTGGTAAAATTGACCAACGAGTTAGTACTTTAGAATATTATACGAGTTTATCTTTATTAGAAAAAAATACTTCTGATATGGAAATACTAGATGTTAATGGTAATAATAGATTTAAAAATGGATTTTTAGTTGAACCATTTGATGGACATAATATTGGAGATATTTTAGATCCGGATTATCAGTGTTCTATTGATATGAGAACTTCTGAGTTAAGACCTAAATTCAATGAGAAAAATGTTAATATGACATTTAACCCAAGTGAATCTGAAGGGTTTGTATGTTTGGATGATGTTGTTATGTTACCATATACACATGAATTAGTAATTGATCAACCAAAATGTTCTAAAACTGTTAATGTTAATCCTTATGCTGTATTTACGTTTAGAGGTTCGGTTGAATTAAAACCACCTAATGATGATTGGCGTGACGTTGTAACTAACCCAGATCTTAAAATAGACCGTGATGAATATTCCACATTTAAAGAATTGGCAGAAATATCAGGTGCATTAGGTACAGTATATGGTGAAGTTGAAGAAGAGAGTCGCACTACTTTAACTACCGTGAATAGCAATCAAACGACGGTATTTCGACGTAGTTAATGTTAATTATAAATTAATTATAGTTATATAAAAATAAGGAAACAATAATGTCAATAAGATATGATACATATGCGGATGTTACTGCGATACAACAGGTAAAGGCACACAAATCTGTTAAGTTTAATTCTATACATGAAAAGAAATACCAAGAACGATATGGTAAACGTGTAGTTAGCACAGAGTTTGTACCATTTATACGATCTCGTATTGTTAAATTTACAGCAGATACTATGAAACCAAATACGAAGTTGTATGCTTTTTTTGATGGAGAAAATGTAACAGCATATTGTAGTACTCCTTCTCAAATGATATTACGTGATACGGTTGATGCATCTGGACAACCATCGGCAGAGTCTGCTGTAAATGATCCAGTTAATGCTGCCTTTTTAAAGGATGATCCTAAAATATATATAACAGGGGCAACTTCAAGTCATACTGTCCGAATAGTAGATATTGCTTGGGATGGTGTTCCCGATGAAATTGTGTATACGGTTACTAATAATTTAGATCCTAAGTCGTTTTTTGATGATGAAGAAATGCTTTTGTCTATGTCATTAAAACCTGGAGAAACTTTTAGAATCGGAAAATATAAACCCAATTCTTGGATTGATGGTGGTTCTGGTGCTATCACAACAACTAATGAAGGTAGTGTTAATGGTATATTTACTATACCAAATTCTGAGAGTTTGAGATTTAGAACTGGTGATAGAGTATTTAGATTAACCGATCAAATTAATAATTCGGCAGATGCCGGAACGTCATGTGAGACAGAATATACTGCAAGGGGTATTTTAGAACATCAAGAAGAAACTGTTGTGGATGTTCGTTCTGCCACCTTTGAAAGTAAAGATATGGGGACTGTTGATGCCAGTTATTTGGACTCAACTAGTTTAGGAAGAAAAATGATTTCTACAACTGGTTGGTATGATCCGTTGGCTCAAACATTAGAAATAAAACCAACAGATGGATTTTTTATATCACGCGTTGGACTATATTTTGCAACTAAACCACAACCAGGCAGTCCCCAAATTAAAGCTAGAGTACAAATTCGTAATACTCTTGCTGGATTTCCTGGACAAATAGTTATGGCAGAAACTCAATTACACCCACGTGATATTACGGTATCTGATGATGGTACGGCTGAAAGTATTTTTACTTTTAAATATCCATTTCATCTTAAAAGTGGAGTAGAATATTGTATAGTTATCTTAGCGGACACCCAAGATTATAGATGTTATGTTTCTAGATTAGGTGAAGAATCTTTAGACGGTAAAGGTATTATATCTGAACAACCATACGCTGGTGTATTTTTTAAATCTCAGAATGCATCTACATGGACTGCTGACCAAATGGAGGATCTTAAATTTAGAGTATATCGTGCTAAATTTGATATTAATAACACATCCATAGTCACGTATAATAGTACATCTGTCGATGAAAATGATTATGAGACTAATCGTGCGTTACTGGACACCACGACCAGCATGACAAAAGTGCAATCTATGCGCATAACAAAGGGTAGTTCTAAAGTAATAATAACAGTGCTTAATCATGATTTATATGATAGACTGTCATATAATAATAGATATTATGTTGCAATAACTGGATTATATCCAAATACATTATATGGAGGCACCGATACTAATAGTGCAATTAGTGGTGCTGATATTAATGGTGTCCATGAAGTTGTAGAGACATCATTGGATACTTTTACTATTGATGTTTCAAAATCTAAAATGAATTATTATGCAGCTACTGATAAGTCTATTAATGATGCAGTCAGATCGACTTTAGTTGTTGGGACTTCTAATATACCTTCAAATGGTGGATTATATACTCCAATTAAAAATAATAACGATGATTTACCAAGAGTTTATGTAAATTCTAAATATGATATTTTATATCCAGCTATACAAAGAGTGATATTAGATGAAACTGATGTTTCATTCTTCTTAAAATCAACATCAGGATCGTCACAACATTCACAATCACAACCTGGAATTCGTGATACTGGTTGGTCACCATTTGTGCCGGATGCTGGACCTATAGAATTTAATACCCCACGTAATATATTTTCATATGAGAATGAGTATTTTTTTGGTGGGGAACCATCATTACAATATAAAGCAATATTATCGTCAACCACCGATTACTTGACACCAATGATAGATAATCAAAGGATAAGCGCAACTTGTATGTCTAATAGATTAAATAATCCGACATATAGTATTGACAGTAATGGTGATCAACTCCCATCAAATATTAACGAAGATGGGTATATTGCAAATGATGGGTGGGTGTCTGAACTAGAACCTAATGGCGGTTCTGCTGATTGTAAATATATCACAAAAGAAGTTGCACTACTTAATCCAGCAACTTCATTAAGGATTGCATTAAGTGTTCATATACCGTTGGGTAGTGATATTAATGTGTATTATAAACTTAAACACTCTGATGCTGATAATTATAGAGAACTGCAATATACTTTAATAGATAATCCTGAAGGGTATTATAACATAATATCTAAAGAACCTGATGATTATACTGAATTATCTATGGATTTAGGTATGACTACACCATTGCCAGAATTCACATCATTTGGTATAAAAATAGTAATGCTTGGTATTAATACTTGTGATGTGCCAAAAGTTAAAGACCTTAGAGTCATAGCAACATCATAAGGTGATTTAATTATGATTAATAGAAGAAAGGTTGACGGACATTCATCTTTAATTAGAGATATGAATGTTGGGAGTATAGTTAATGTTGATGATAACGAATACAACAAGTATATAATGGTCAAAAGAAAACGAGAACAAGATGAACAAGAATTTATAAATTTGAAATCTGAAGTATCGGAAATAAAGAATATATTAAACCAATTATTGGAGAAATTATAAAATGTCAGTTACAGATAATTATACAAAAATATTAAAGGTATTACGTACTGATACGTTTGATGATTGGAAAGATAAAACAAATTTATTAAAAGAACATTCTATAGAAGTAGAAAAATTATTAGGAGATTGGAAACAGTTACCAACAAAAACTGGACATGGTGACAACTATGATTCTAATAATTTAGTAAGTATAGTAACCGAATTAGATACTCATTCAGATAATAATACTAAAGAAATAGTTGATATAAATGATAGACTTAAGAATGCATTTAATTATATTGGATTAAATTCACGCGGTATATATAGTTCAGATAGCGATAACAGTTATGCCATTAGTAATATAATAAAACAAGATATAAAATTATTAGATGACAAGACTGAAAGTAATTACGATACTATTGTTTTAACTGATTCTTTACTGACTAAAACTGGTGAAAGGTTTAATAATACATTATCTAATTTGGGATTTGGTTTAGATGGATCTTATGATGGATTGGGATTATTAAATAGATCTGTGTCTGGTGATATCGTGTATTTAGATGAACGTATTACTGATAATTTTAATTTAATAAATTCAAAAGATGATGATATACGTGTTTTAATATCAACTAATGAATCCGACATCAATTTTAATAAAACAAATATTGATGATTTGATATTAAAACAAACTACATCGTTTAATTATATAGGATTAGGTGGGGATGGTACATATAGTTCTTCTTCCAATAATCTTGTTGCAATAAATGATAATATAAAGAGTGATATTCGTGATATAGATGATGAACTTAAAAATTTACGAACAGAACATACTAATGATCAAAATTCTAATGATATTAATTTTGATAATTTAAGACAATATCATATAGATAATTCGAATGGACAAGGTGCTAGAACTATATCAGAAAATCCTCCAAGCGGTGGTGCTGATGGTGATATATGGTATAGAGTTGGCGGAGCAGTTCCATGTGGTGCTGGTGGTGGTGACGATACACCACATTTTACTAATGATAATTTAAGAAAGGCATCTTCTGGACAACTTGGCGCGATTAAAGTCGGTGCCAATTTAACTGTAGATTATGATGGAACATTGAATGCCTCTGGTGGTGATGGACCCTCTTTCAATCATCCGACAGGGTTACATGTGCCGGAACCAGGTAATGCGTTTTCTTCAGGTACAACTAAACATTTAGTTGCGACTAGTAACGATTCAATAGGATGGGAAACTGCATCATCAGGTGGTGCTGGTGGTATGTTTAAGGGAGATATTGTATATATAGGTAGGATTTCTTATAGTATAACTTCAGCTAATACTTGGACATCATTTACAACTCCATCAACAATACCAAATGATGCACATGCAATAATATTAACATTTGAAACGTGGGCAGATGAGACTACAAATACGATGAAATTCCGTTCATCATCGGTTTCAGAGAGAATTGTTTGTAATTCTGCTGGTCCAAACAATTCTGATGATGCTGCTTCAGATTATAATACTATGGAAATTTCATATGTTAGTTCATTTGAAGTTTGGGCAAATCAACCATCGAACACCATCTATGGAAATACGATGGTTCATATTGATGGGTATATATCTGCGGTTGCTACTCCACAACAAGGTATACAAGGTATACAAGGTATACAAGGCATACAGGGTGAACAAGGACCAGCTGGTGATGGTACCGGTAGTCCAGGAATAGTAGGTCCAGTCGGACCTACTGGACCTATTGGTCCGATTGGTCCATCTGGATCGTCTAGTGGTGGTGGTATATCAATTCAAGATGTGTTTAATACATTTTATCCTATAGGATCAATATATCAGAATGCCACGGATGACCGAAATCCCAATGCTATATTTGGATTTGGTGTATGGGTTGCATATGGAATTGGAAGAGTCCTTACTGGTGTATCGGTTGGATCTCCTGGATTAGGTTCAGAAGATGAGGGTGGTGCATCTACCGTTACATTGACAGATGCACACCTCCCAATCCCCACAAACACGTTAGCGGGGATTCATCCGCATCATCATAGTGACAGAGATACTTTACATGATGTTCTCAAGGCATCCACCTCTCAACCCGAAGCATTTTCCATAGTACCCCCATTTAAATGTGTTTATATGTGGAAACGGACAGGATAATGACTTTTTATATTCATGACAGTAGATATACTGAATTTAATAGTAAAACGGCATCTGCCAATATTGCTTCAGGCACTAAGGTTATTAGTAATTGGACAAAGACACATGTATCTCAAGGATTTAAGCAAGATTTAGTTGTTACATTTGCAGATACTAGACAAGTATCGTATCATAATCATATTGATATAAGTGGTTTAACTACAATAACCATAACTAATGCTTGGTCAAAACAAGACAGTTATTCTCAAGAATGGCATCACGGTGGAACTTTATACTATAGATTAGATAATGGACAATGGATAGTTGGTGGTACTGTTGCAAGGAGAACACAATACGGATACTATTCAGATATAACTATATCAAATTCAGGTAATGCATATAAAACTATATCTATTAAAGTTGCCGGTTGGGTGGAAGGTAGTCGTGGACGTGGGAATACTAATCTTAGTTTTTCTGCAACAGTTTCTTCATGGGTAGATACTTCATATGATGAGTCAACTTATACTAGTACAGAAGTTCCGTCAGATGGTAATACACAGACTGAATGTGAAATTGTTCAATCTGGTAGTTATACACAAAGTGATCAAATTTGGGTTAAGAAAAAAGGTAAGTGGAAACATGTTCATGAGGTATATGTACGTGAAAATAATGAATGGAAACCGGTATTATATGAGGATAAATATAAATCGTATACAATACCAGATACAACCGTTGATTATCGGGTTCCACACGGAGTTTTTAATTTAAAATATGATCTTATAGGTGGAACTGGTGGTGGACAAACTGGTTGGAGTCAAATTAATGGTGGATCTGGTGTTCCTGGTGAAATTAAGTCAGATATAATATCAGTAACACCTGGACAAAGAATTAATTTTAAAGTTGGACGAGATGGTATAACCAATCCATCCCCACCTCAATCATATGGATATCCAGAAACGTATTGGCCAAATAGATCAACAAACCCTATTTCTTATAGTAAAAACCATTGGGGAGGAAGTCCTGGTATTTCTTCATATGTTTCTTGGGATGATGGTGCCATACAGACGGTGGTTGCCGAAGGTGGTGCTGCTGGGATTGATTTTAAGACATATATGCACTCTGGTAGTCATACTTTCACTGTACCGAGTGGTGTATATGAATTGTCAATTGATGCTGTTGGTGGTGGTGGTGCTGGGTATGGTACTCATGACGGAGATTATGGCAGATTTGCGTTTATTGGTGGTACTGGTGCTGGAGTTACAGATGTTAAGTTATCGGTGACTCCTGGTTCTACAGTAAATATTATAGTAGGAAGTGGTGGTGGATATGGATATCATTGGACTACTGTGGGTGGTGAGGGCACTAATACTACACTAAGTTATAATGGATCTCTTATATTTACATGTGGACATGGCACTTCTCAACACGGAAGTGGTTCATCTTCTATAAAGTCTGGCATTTCCGGTAATATTAAATCTGGTAGTTCATCAGGAGGTCCATTCCATACATGTTGTGACAATAATGCATGTGGTGGTAATCCATATCAATTTACCTCATATTGGTGTCAGGTTAACCCGCTCAGTTATGTCCATCCAGCAGTTATAAATACTAGTGTACCGTTAGGTGGTACTGGGTCTCAGGCAGGTTGGGTATCTATAAGATGGGGAGGTGATACCTCTACCGTTGCAACTGCGAAACTAACACAATTACCATAATTTAAATTAACGAGAAATATTATGTCAATACCAATATATCCAGAAATAAATGAAGTTTTACAGACTGATACTTTTGAAGATTGGAGAAATAAAACTAATAAAATAAAATTACACTCAGATTATATTGAAGTGATATTTGGGAATTGGTCAGGATTAAAAACAACAAATAAAGATACATTTGTCAATTCTTTAAATGAAACGTATGATTATGTTGTTTCTAATGATAATAGAATACAATCATTAGAAACAAAACAAGCAAATGCATTTAGATATATCGGATTGGAATTAAATGGTGATTATATTGCAATAGGACCAAATTACACTTCGTCAGATGTTATAAAAACTAATATTAATACACTTGATATAAAACTCAAGGAGACTAATGACACATTAAATGGTACTATTAATTTATTACATAATACTATTACTAATGTTGATACAATAGAAAGTAATGTTGGGTTAAATTCAGACGGGATATATACGTCAGGTGTTTATAATATATATAGTACTACCGATAATATTAAAACTGATATTAATTTACTTGATACTGAAATAGTTGCATTTAGATCAGAATATCATGATAAGGTTGACATTGAACATACTAATAAAATTAATACTATATTTACAGAAAATGGAGTAATTAGAACAAATATTGTTGATATTGACAATCGTATGGATAATATGATAGAATCTATAGGGTTAAGTGTTGACACTGTTAATTCAGAGACTGGCACCTATTATTCAGAACCATTAAATGCCATTGCAAATAAAAATAATATCAAAGAAGATATTCATGCATTAGATTATAAATTAGATAATTTACCAACTGGTGTTGATTCTGGTGGTGGTGATCATAGTCATGATGTATATTGGGTAGACATAATTAACAGACCATCAGTTGGTGATAATTCTTCAGAATTTGCAACGGGAACTACTTTGTTATTTTATCAGTCGTTTGTGCCACTTGGTTGGACATTATATACTGGTGTGAATGATAGTATATTACGTGTTGTCAAAACTAAATCAGATGGTGGTGATACTAATCATGGTGGTGCATCAGCTTCTACTATTTTCACACATACGCATACACATGATTTAAAAATGTCTGGATATACCGATTATCATAACTTATCTAAAACAGAGATGCCAAAACATAATCATGCTACTAATATGAGGTCACAAACCGGCAGTAATGGTTGGCCTAATGTATTTGATGACCAGGATTTAATGACAGAAGTTCCATCGGGTGATAGACTCGACCATAAACATGAAAATAGCATCTATTCTACTAATACATCATTTGTTGGTTCTGGTGCCGGACATAGACATTCGTTAGTCAGTTCTTTTACTGGAAACGTAAAACAGTTAACTATAACCCCTAAATATTCTAATGTTATTATGTGTGTAAAGGATTAATATTATGATTGATGATGTAATAATTACTTGCCCATTAGGTAGTAAATGTGAAGAAATTAAAAATAATAAAATACATAGATGTGCTTGGTATACTAAGATAGTTGGCACAGACCCACAGGACTCTAAAAAAGAATATGATGATTGGAAATGTGCAATTGCATGGATGCCTATATTGGATTTGGAGGTTGCAAATATTAATAGAATAAACACATCAACATTAGCATCTTTTAGAAATGAAGTTGTTGATACCAAACAATCATATATAGAAAACAAATAATACAGGAAATATTTTATGTCACATGTAGATTCAGTAATATCACCTGAAAATTTATTTAATTATGGTGTATCTAGACAAAGAAGTGGTATTACTTCTATAGATGGATCACACGCTTTTATTAATAATGTGGAGTCACCACATCCGAATGCTAGCTTTTTATCATTAATAAAGGCGGATATGACTAGAGCGTGGGAATTATATACCAATGGTAGTGTTACTGGTAACCTTATAACAGATGGAACTAATAACGTTACTAAACAATTTTTTGTAGAAGTAACAACTGGTTCTTTAAGTACGTATACAGGATCTGCCAATTATGGTGTTTCTAATGCACAACATGTTATGTTATTAGATACTACGTCTGATATGTCATATACTAACCAGATAGGATCTTCTATAGACCAAACATATAGAATTAGGTTTGAATTTGATTTAAGACAACGAATTTATTTAGAAGATGCTGATTTTTTATATCAACTAGATCAATTAAATATAAGAATGAGACAATTAGGACATCCTGAATATGCAGGTGGTGCGAGTATCAATGAAACTTCATTTGCACCATTAGGTAGAACTGGTGCAGGTAATGGTTATGATTTTAGTGGAACTTTGGCGGCAGATGGTACATGGGAACTCCACGGAAATACTGGAATACCTAACCCAATGTATGGTTGGTTAAAAGTTAATATAGCTACTTCATTGCAATTATTAGATAGTGGTGATATAACAGAAGTTATTTCTACTGATCAAAATCAATTAACTCTATTGAGTAATGGTCAATATTTAGATGGTTCTATATCTAGGTTGCCAGGTGAAATTGTAGATCTTGAATTTCATGATACAGTATATCCATATGACGGTACTGCCTCTGTTAATAATATAAAAACAAGAATAAAAACAAAAGGTAGAGGGTGGTTTAAACGATTTGGAAAACTTGACCCAAATGTTCAAGGTACATATCCCATGTCATATAGATTGACAATGAGTGAACGTGGTTTTGCTTTGGGGTTATGGGATGATGCGGGGTCAACAGAAAATGATGATTATGCGTGGATAGTATCTCAACGATTAGTCAGTAATATTTCTGGGGAAACTCGTATAGATTCGGCTTATAGATATCCGGTTCATTGTTTATATTCATGTAGTCGTGATTCACTTTATCCTAGAGATTTTGGAATATTTTATGGAACTAATTCTATATCAGCACATACTGTGGCTGATGAAACGACACAAGTTCACGATTATGTCGGTAATTTATATACACTCAATCATTCAGAATTTAATACAACAACAGGTAAAACTGCATATATATTGGATCCATTTGATAAAGAAGATCCATTGGCGTCTGATTGGATTGCAAAACCAATTTGGAGGTATGTTGTCCGTGAATATGATAAATTAAAACCATGGGACGTTCATAAGTCTGCAACTAAACATGAAACTGATAGCAATGCTATTCTGAATCCAATGGAGCAATTATCAATTACAGATGACAATCGATTTGTGATTACATTTCCAACCGGTCTAACAACACAATCTTTTATGTATCCGGGAGAAGAAATAGATATGATTTGTTTTTCGTCTGCTCAAGTAATCGCAGAAGGTAGTACTGTTCCAATGGTATCATATGCTAGGGGAGATCAGCTTGATGAGATTGATAAACGTAGGTATTATGGATTACGTTCTACATTACCAAATGGTAATGGTATGAGAGTATGTATATTAGTTTCGGGTGATTGGATCCTTAATACCGACATTAATATTGATGCTCATACTTAATTGTGGCAACTTTTCCTAGTAATGTAATCCCTCTTTCGGATCTTACACATTACGGAATATCTACATCTAAAACAACACTTGTTGGTATATCTGGTGTCGATGGTTTATTATATAATTTAATATCGGATTTAACTGATAGTTGGGTGATGTATAATGGCAACTCAATTGCTGGGAATGAGTTGGTTGATTCCTCAACTAGTAATATTATAACTAAGCAGTTTTTTGTTGTAATATATCCCATTAATGGATATGATGGTAATGGTAATTATACTAATATATCTGGAGGGGATACTCATCAGCATGTAGTAGTATTAGAATCCACGAATGAATTATTAAACGGACAACCATTTAGACTTCGGTTTGAGTATGATGAAAGACCTAGATTGTATAATGATGATATTGAATTTAATGATGAATTAATACAAACTAACATAAGATTACAGTCTATGGGGTATGATAGATATATTATAGGTAATACTATATCAGATTCTAGTTATATGTCAAATGAGAGTGTGTTTTCAAGTCATATTGGATATACGTTTAATGGTGTTTTAGATGATATAAATTGGAAGGAAAATATAGGTATACCCAATCCAATGTATGGGTGGGTAAAGGTTAATACGTGCGCGCCATTTGGATTACTAAGCAATGGTGATATTGGGGGCAGTGTTGATTATAGTGTTATAGCTAGAACATATGGTCAGATGGTAGATGTTACATATAAAGATATTTTAATACCAAGTAGTTTTAGTAGTATGCCATATACTATTAGAAATAAAGTAAGAGGTGATGGGTGGTTTAAACCTCATAACGGACACACATCATATAGATTAACAATAACTGAACGTGGAATAGTTGTATCAGTATATCAAGATTCACCGTCTGTAGATGGTGATGATCAATCGTGGTTTGTTATTCAACGAACAGTTGACAACGTTACCGGACTCATTAACACCAATTTACCAAGTGTTCCATCATTTGAGACTAATCCTATACATTGCATGTACTCTTGTAGTAAGGATATTAAATATCCAAGTGATAAAAATATGTTCTATATCACCGATATAGATACGCTGCAGTCAATTAACAACACTACTATGATATATGATAAATTAGGAGTACCACATACTTTGTCATCCATAACTGACCCAAATATAGGGTTTGGTGAAGTTATTACAGTAAAAGTTAACGATAATGATTTAGATGAGGATCATATTATAGGTTATAATCCAAATAACGTATGGAGGTTTGTGATGCAAGAAGTTTCCAATTTATCTCCGTGGAGAGTCCATGTTCCGGCCACACGTCACAGTGTTGAT